CACGATTGTTCACGATTTTGTTTGGAAAACTGATGGTACACAAGCTCGTGGTGTATTTGCTCAAGAAGCACACAAAGTAATTCCACAAGCCGTAAAAGTTGGTGATGATGGTGAAGAAGTTGAAGACGTATGGCAAGTTGACTATTCCAAATACGTTCCAGACCTTATTGTTTATTGCCAACAACTTAAAGCAAAAATTCAATCACTCAAGGCTGAAGTAGCCACACTTAAAGGAGCTTAAAAATGTCAGCAACAATAACTTGGACTACCGATTGGTTATCCACTTCAACACAGACAATCAATGGATTTACATCTGTTGTAGTCACAGCAGGTTGGAGGTGTACTGGTACTGAAACCGCTAACGGCAAGGAATACAGCAACTCTATATACGGCACTTGCTCGTTTACTGAACCTCCTGCTGGAGACCCTAATTTCATACCTTTTGCAAGTTTAACGCAAGCAGAAGTCAACAATTGGGTTTGGGCATCAGGTGTGAACCAGACAGCCACAGAGACTGCAATCAATGCAAATTTAGCATCACAAATCAATCCCGCAACGACCCAGCCCCCGCTTCCCTGGGCAACACAAGGAGCTTAAACATGGACAAAGTAACTTTATCAACCACACTCGTGAACAACATCATGGCGTACTTGGGAACTAAACCCTTTCAAGAAGTCTTTCAATTGATCCAAGAAGTTCAAAAAGAAGCTCAGGCACAAACTTCTGTGGCAACAACTCCACCCGAAACCAATGTCTGATACAGAAAAAGATCTAGCTGTTCACGTTGCGGTCTGTGATGAGCGCTATAGGCAGATCGCAGATATGCTCAAAGAAGGCGATAGACGCATGACCAAGATCGAGTATTTGATCTATGCTGTAATGGCAATGGTCATGTTTGGGCCAGGGGTTGCGGCATCGTTCTTTCATAAAGTTTTTGGGTTGTAAAAATTGACCCGTTCACTCTTGTCGCACTTGCTAGCGGGGCTTTTAAAGTCTGCCGTGAAGCTTGTGAAATGTACAAAGAAGGGCGGCAAATTGTTACTGACATCGCCAAGGAAGTTGATGGAGTTGTCAAAGACGTTAAGGCAGTACAAAAGAAAGCCAAGGGGCTATTTGGGTTCTTAACGTCCATTTTTGGTGCTAAGGACGAAATCAAGTCAGAAATTGCAGAAAATCTGCAAAAAACGGCTCCAAAAGCTACCAAAAAGAAACGTCAACCTCCACCAGAGTTTGACGAGAACCTCATTTACCAACAGGTGAGTGATGCTCTCATTAAGTTCTTTCAAGCTTACAATGCACTTAAAAACTACGTAAAGGAGCAAGAGGAGTTTGCCCTTCACGCCAACAATGAAGAAGGCCAAGAGGCCGCAATCAAAATCACGATTGCCAATTTGCAGATGGAGAAGTTGAATACGGAGCTGAGTGATTACATGGTGTACCACGTCCCACACGAATTGAAGGACTTGTATACTCGGGTCAATCAGCAAATTGGTCACATTGCCAATGTGCAGGCGCTTGCAAGACGGGAAGAAATGCTGAAGGAGCGTAGGGCAAAATGGCAACGGCGGCAAAAGGCAGATCTAATCAGGGGAAGAATGGTGGCTTCAGCAATTACAGTGCTGATGCTAATGTGGATATGGCTGATGATAATAAGTCTGACTCACTCGCCATCCTACTGATTATTCTTCTGTTGGTTATTTTGTTATTGTTGATTCCGTTGATCGCTTGGATGTATGTGGATGTGAGGCAGATGGAGCTGAGGGTCAACAAAGCTTTGACAAGGATTGAAGGAAAATAAATGATAAGTTATGTGTATAGAAAACGGCTAAATTTATACATATTGTTTTCAATATATATATTTTCTTTTCTTTTTACTTCATGCAACGATTCTTACAGATATTATTGCCAAAACCCTGATAACTTTGGCAAAGAGCGTTGTCAAAAGCCTAGATGTGAGTTTAATCAGGATTGTCCTGAGTATTTGGTAGCCCCCATATTGGAGAAGAAAATTGAAGGAACTACTACTGCTCCTGCTCAACAGCCCCAAGGAACGCCTGTCTGCCGATGAGATAGAAATCAGGGTCCGATCTTTTGTGATCATTGTGGTGACTTTGATTCTGGCGTTTATTGTGATGGCTCTTCTGTACTCGGTGACGTTTGTTAGTCAGCCGATCAAGGCTATGGCGCCCATCGACCAAGCGTATACTAAGATGCTCAACGATATTGTTTTGTTGATTGTGGGCGGTATAGGAGGCATCTTGACTAAAGGCTTGACCAATGAAGCCACGAACATGATGAACGCGGCAAAGGCTAATACAGCCGCCTATGTGGCTCCTCCACCACCTCCACCTGCACCAGTTGTGATGATGGCTCCAGCGCCTAATTGGACGCCTCCACCAGCCCCTATGACGCCTCCTACGCTAGAAGCTGACCATGAGCGTGAGAGAATGGCACAAGCAAGGGCTGGACTATGAGCTGGTTGTCATGGTTCTTTGATGACTTGTTTTATTGGATGGCCCTCATTGCTCTGGGAGTAGGAGCAGTGGCCTATGTATTGAGCTATTTGGTGGGTTTTCTGCCAATGTTAAAGCCCCACGCCCTCATCATAAAGGTAGTGGGATTGGTGTTAGTTATCTCAGGAGGTTACTATGTTTCAGATTATCACGGCTATCAAAGACGCGTTGCAGAAGATAAGGCAGAAATTGAACGACTCAATGGCGAAGCGCGCGCAAAAGAAGTCGAACTCGGACAAAAGCTCGCAAGAGCCACCAGCCAACTGAAGCAGGCCAAAAATGACATTAAGACCAAGCAGGCTAGTATTGATGCTCGCATTGATGCTGGCGAGTTGCGCCTCCCCTCTACCTGTGGTGTACAAGCCAGTGCAGATGCCCCCAATGGAAATCAAACCAATGGAACCGAATCTGACCGACAGGCTGTTAAAGATATTGTCGCCATCGCCTCAGACGGAGATAAAGCAATCGTCAGTCTTAACTCCTGCATTGCCCAGTACGAAACCGTAATGAAAACCGTCAATGAGGGAGTCAAATGAATGATAAATTCACTCTTGTACTTATGTGCGTTATCGTTCTCGTTCTTACTATTATTTTGGTTCAACTATGATAACGGATGAGAAACTACATGCTCTTGGAATAGGGCCAGAATGGGTGGAACCACTGAATGCAACTATCCAAAAGTTCAGCATTTTTACCGTTAAAGAACAAGCCGCCTTTATCGGACAGCTTTCACACGAGTGCAACCACTTCCGTACATTGGAAGAAAATCTTAACTACCGAGCCGAAACCCTTCAAGCTCTCTTCCATACTCACTTCAAGCCAGAAGAGTATGCCCTTTTTGCCCATCAACCTCAAAAGATTGCCAATAGGATTTACGCCAATCGGGGAGGAAACAGGAATGAAGCAAGTGGGGACGGGTTCATGTACAGGGGAAGAGGAACAATTCAGCTTACCTTTCACGATAACTACTGGCACTGTGGACAAGCATTGGGTCAAGATTTTGTAAAGAATCCAGACTTGGTGAAAACACCTATGTACGCCGCCATGAGCGGTGGTTGGTTTTGGGCTACGCATGGGTGCAACAATTTGGTAGATAACGATGAAGCTTTGTGTAAAAGGATCAATGGTGGGTTGTTTGGACTCAACGAAAGAATCAGTTTGACCCAAAAGGCTTTGTCAATATTGAGCGCCTAAAAGTGCCCTTGTAAAGGATTGACGACGGTGGGAAAATAGCTAAAACAATGGGAGAAATATGGCTACTTACACGCCCTCTTGGGTAATGACCTATGACTCGCTGAATGCAATCGTTCTTCAATATTTGGAGCGGTCTGATCAAGCGACGATTAACGCCATCCCTACTTTTATCACCCTTGCTGAATTTGAGATTGCCCAAGAGATCAAAACCTTGGGTCAGTTGCAGATTGTTGAGTCAACGACCATTGCAGGCAACCCAGTTCTTCAAAAGCCTGCCAGATGGCGTAAAACCGTATCAATGAACTACACCAATAGCAGTGGTGTACGAACCCCAATTTTGCTTCGTAAGTACGAGTATTTGACCAATTATTGGCCAAATAACACGCTTACTTCGGCGCCCGTTTACTATGCTGATACCAATTGGGATCACTGGTATCTAGCTCCAACACCAGATCAAGCATACACCTTAGAGGTGTTGTACTACGAACGCATTCAACCTTTGAGTTCTGACAATCAAACAAATTGGTTGACTCAGAATGCTCCAACGGCCATGTTGTTTGGCACTCTTTTGCAAGCAATGCCTTTCTTGAAAAACGATCAACGGCAAATTTTCCAACAAAAGTACACCGAGGCTATTCAGTCACTCAAGACTGAAGACACTTCACGTCTTGGTGATCGTCAATCTGTTGCAGTGGACTCATGAAATACGCAATCTATATCATCACCAATACCGTGAATGCCAAGCAATATGTTGGCATTACGGCAGATTTGGAGCGTCGATGGAAAAGACATCGCAACGCTAATGAAGGACAATACATTCATCGAGCCATCAAGAAATATGGTGTGGATGCGTTTGTGTTTACGCATGTTGCAGACGCTTTTGATGCAGAGTCAGCAAAAATGATTGAGCGCATGTTGATTGTCGAGCACAATACCAAGATGCCTCACGGCTACAACATGACCGATGGTGGCGATGGAACTATGGGCATGATCAAAACTGAAGATCACAAGCAAAAAATTCGTGAGTCAAACAAGAAGACGTGGGACAGCAGGCCAGACTTAAAAAAGGCAATTGGCGAAATGAATAGCGTCCTGAAAAAAGGTAAACCCAGTGTCAAAAAAGGCATCCCAAGCGGTCGGAAAGGCATAGCTCACTCCCCTGAACATGCCGCAAAAATTAAAGAATCTTTAAATACGCCAGAATCAAAAGCAAAACGAAGTGTGTCAGCTAAAAAGGCTTTGAACGATCCACAGTGGAAAGCAGAGCAAAGCGCTCGATTGAAAACAATTTGGGCTATTAGAAAAGCCAAGAAGGAAGCAGAATCATGTCTGTAAGCTACACAAACCCATACACAGGACAGACGATTAACCCATCACAAGTGGGTTATGAAAATCTAACGCTCACAACCACATACACAGCGCTTCAATGGCCTGTCAATGGAAATACGACTTCTGTTGTTGCTAACATCATTGAAGCTACAGCTAACGTAAGCCCTGCGTATGTTGTTTTACCTCCTGCGACGCAAGTATCAGTTGGTCAAGCATTCATCATTAGAAACATTGGTTCAACCAATGCGTTTACGGTTGTTTCTCAGAACGCCAATTTAACGTACAACACAATTCAAACGGTTCCTACCGCGCCTACAACTGCAACAGTCAACACTTATTACATTTACCTAACTGACAATTCAACTGTTCAAGGTACATGGTCTACTGTTGCTTTGGGTGTTGGTACTTCAGCCGCCAGTGCCGCCGCTTTGGCGGGACTTGGTTTGTTGCCGCTGAATACTACTTTGAACACCAATACGCAAGTTGCGTTGGTTTCTTCTGCTTACACTTTTAATTCAAGCGATGGATCGCAATTGTTTGTATGGACAGGTGGCGCAGGCACAATGACCTTACCTACGGTAGCTAGTGTTCCATCTGGTTGGTATGTAATTGTCAAAAACGATGGCGCAGGCATATTGAATGTTACTGCACAAGGTTCAAGCACAATTGATACAACAACATCAACAGTACAAATTCAAATAGCAAACTCTAGTGTTTTTGTATCCAATGGTTCAAATTGGTATACCTATGCTTTAGCACAGCAAAATGTATTCAATTACACCCAATTGTATTTAAGCCTTACTGGAGCCGCCGCTACGGTTACTTTAACCGCCGCTCAAGCCAAGAATGTTATTCAGCAGTATGCAGGTATTCTTTCTCAGAATACAACAATTATTGTTCCTCAGACGGTTCAGCTTTATTCAATTAGGAACAGTACATCTGGCGCATACACATTAACCATTTCAACTGGAGTAACTGGTGGTACAACATTCAACGTAACATCAGGTACAGCGGCACTTTTAGTGTGTGATGGAACTAATGTTTTCAGTGCAACATCATCATCAACAAGTTTTACGTCACAGTTGACGTTAGGAAATGGTTCTGCGACCAATCCATCATTGAACTTTTCTGGAGATACAACTACTGGTTTGTATCTTGCCGCTTCAGGGCAACTAGGATTTGCAATTGGTGGAGTAAGCGCAGGAACATTAACGTCTAGCGGATTATTGTTACCTGTTGGCATTCAAGGCGGGACATTCTAATGACTGTAAAAGTTGCCGTTCTTCAAGCAGGTGCAGGCATCCAAAGGGATGGAACTGTATTTTCTGCTCCTTCTTATGTAGACGGTCAATGGTGCCGATTCCAATATGGTCGTCCTAGAAAAATGGGCGGTTATGAGGGCGCGTTTTTAAATGCTCCTAGCATCAGCCGTGGCATGATCATGCAGTCCCAAAGCGGACAAACATGGGTGGTTTCTGGATTTAACAGTAGCATTCAACAATGGACTATTGGTAATAGTGATGCGATTGGGTCTGGCCCACAAGAAGTATTTGTGATTGGAAGCATCACAACGATTGGAATTGCAACCGCAGGTGCAGGATATACAAATGGTACATACACAAGTATCACGCCCATAACAAATAGTGGAAATGGTTCTGGAGCAACAATAACTGTTGTTGTATCTGGGGGAATAGTTACAACTTTGACCGTTACTGCAAGTGGTTCTGGTTATGGTTATGGGGATACGTTTAGTTTTTCAACATCAAGTCTAGGTGGTGGATCTCCAACAACTTTATTTGTTGGAACGATTACATCGGTCACATATGATGGTCTAAATTTAGCTCCTTCAAACAATTACTATGTGGCCGATACAAATGCGCTGTGGCAATTTGATACGGGTTTCGATCCGTTTGGGACGGGCAATAATAATTTGATTGCGCACCCTGGCGACAATCTGCAGTACATAGACAGCCAAACCAACGTCAGGCCATTGATTGGTACGTTTACAGGTACAAGTTTGACGCCTGTTGGCGTTTTTACAGCATCGGGAACAACAACAAACGGAAGCCCTAACGTTACTTTTGCAACTACAAACATTGCAATGGGTGCGGGTGTATCGGTTTATGGGACGGGTATTCCTGCTAACACCAAGATTGTTTCAGCCACCACAACGGGTGGAGTTTGGACGGTTACATTAAATAACAATGCCACTGCTTCTGGCACAGTGACTTTGACCTTTGACAACAATATTGCTGTAAGCGGTGGTGTTGTAATGCTTTATCCATATCTTTTTGTGTACGGAAATTATGGGTTGATCCAAAACTGTTCAGCAGGCGACTTTAACAATTGGACGTCAGCAGATGCCAACGCCAATAACGTATCCTCTACAAAGGTCGTTAAAGGCATGGCTCTTCGAGGAGGAACAACATCTCCTAGTGGACTGTTTTGGACAACTGATTCTGTTGTGAGGGTGACTTATTCGCCCCAAACTGTAGGCACGTCAACCATTTATTGGCGCTATGACTTGATCACTCAGCAGTCTTCAATCATGTCAAGCCAGTGCGTGATTGAGTATGACGGCATCATCTATTGGGTAGGTGTTGATAGATTCTTAATGTATAACGGTGTTGTATCTGAAGTTCCCAATACACAAAATACCAACTATTTCTTTGACAACATCAATATTAATCAAAGACAAAAAGTATGGGCTACGAAGATTCCTCGGTGGGGGGAAATTTGGTTTTTCTATCCACGCGGTAACTCAACCGAATGTAACGACGCCATCATTTACAACGTCCGTGAAAAATGTTGGTATGACGCAGGCTTGGCAGATGGTGCCAATCGTTCTGCAGGCGTCTTTTCTGAAGTGTACAGAAAGCCAATTTGGGCGGGTAATGTGGCCAATTCAGTAGGAACTTATACGCTTTGGAACCACGAAGTTGGAACCGATCAAGTCTATTTGAACAACGTCAACGCCATCAATTCTTACTTTGAAACCAATGTATTGGGAACTGGTGTATTGGGAACTGGTGCAGGATTGGTGGGTGCTCCTTCTGGTGGAGATAACCTCTGGACTCGTTTAGAGCGCGTTGAGCCTGACTTTGTACAGTCTGGACAGATGAGTTTGACGGTCACTGGTAAGGGCTATGCAGACGATACAGACCAAACTTCGAGCGCTTATACATTTGACTCAACAACCCTTAAAATTGATATGAAGGAACAGCGCCGTGAGATGCGTTTGAGGTTCACAAGTAACACTCAAAACGGCAACTATTTCATGGGCCGAGTTGTATTGAGTGTCGAGACAGGCGACGTTCGCGGAACGGGAAATCCATGATTTCGTACGATCCTCGCGGAATGACATGGGATCAGTACAATAAGCTGATGGAAGAGCAGTTTGCGTCCAATCAGCTAGGGCATGTGCCTGAAGAGAATTGGAGAACATGGGTGGACGGCATGAATGGTATTGGTTATTTTGTCCAATCAGGAATACCAGATCACCGTCCATTTGATCATTGGCAAGATTGGGCAATGGCTATGGCGGGCATCATGTCGATTTCGCCTAACTTGGGGAGCACATATTGAAACCGTCCGACGTCATTACAGCCGATTCACATAATCGAAACTTAGACCCTAAAAAGGTCATGGGAGCCGCCCAAGTAGCAATCAAAAAGGGCGGCAAATTATTTCATCACGGTAAAACGTCACTGCTTTTGGAAAAGTTGAGTGATGGGGATTATTCAACCCATTTGTTTACCCAAGATTCTCCAGTTTTATTGGCTAGAGCTTTGGCTTTGTTTTATAGAAAAATTGAGAAAAGTGACATTCGCATCATTTATGGTGATGCCACTGGGCCCATGCTTAACTTGCTTAGACGATTAGCAAGACAAGTTGGCGCTCCTATCAAGGATTCTGACCGTCATGGTTTTACATGGATGATTAAATTATGAGCAATTATTCAGGCTTTGGTGGCTTACAAACACAAAACACTGGTGCTCAACTTCATACACCAAATATTGAGCCAAATGACATTTTGCCTTGCGGACAAGCAACGCCACACTATGGTGGTGGTGGTGGTTTACTGAGTGCGGCTCTCGATATTGCTACTGGCGGTGCCAGTAGTTTTTTATGCGTACTTGAAGATGCGGCTTGTGCAATCTGTGCAATTTGCGCAATTGATAGTGCGGCATGCGTTGTTTGCTCTGCATCATGTTTTGCATGCTCTGCTTCTTCTGCGGGTTGTGCAACCTGTGCAACCTGTGCAACTTGTGCAAATTGTGCAAATTGCACATCATGCGCTAATTGCTGTACAAGCGGATGTTGCACAAGTGAATGTTGCACAACTAAGTGTTGCAAAACTGAATGTTGTGCAAGTCAATGTTGTACAACGCAATGTTGCAATACTAAGTGCTGTTCTACTCAATGTTGCAATCCTCAATGTTGTGTAAATGGATGTTGTTCAACTCAATGTTGTAACACATGTTGCAAGAGCGGATTATGCTGTGTAAGTTGTTGCACATCTTGCTCTTGTTGCACTACCTGTTGCACTAGTTGCTGTAAATGCTCTTGCGTTGATTGCTGTTCTACCTGTTGCACTAATTGCTGTTCTTGCACATCTTGCTCTTGTTGCACTACTTGTTGCACAGATTGCTGTGCATGCACTTGCTGTACAAATTGCTGTGGCTGTTGCACATGCGATTGCTGTGCATGTTGCACATGCGATTGTTGTGCATGTTGTACTTGTGATTGCTGTGTTTCTTGTTGTACTTGTTGTACTGCTTGCTGTACTTGCTGTACAGCTTGCGGTTGCTGTACTTGTTGTACTGCTTGCTGTGCTTGCTGTACCGATTGTTGCACTTGCTGTACAGCTTGCGGTTGCTGTACTTGTTGTACTGCTTGCTGTGCTTGCTGTACCGATTGTTGCACTTGCTGTACAGCTTGCGGTTGCTGTACTGCTTGCTGTGCATGCTGTACTGCTTGCTGTGACTGCTGTTCTTGCTGTTGCTCTTGCAAAAATAAGAATCACAAAAATAAAAAAAGCAATAATGTTGGTAAAAAACCCTCCAAAAATGTTGCCAAACCAGTTTCTAGCGGAGCAGGAAGCAATGCTGGTAGTGGAGCCTTATGCGGTCAAGCTTCAGAATTGGTCGGTCATGCAGGAAATTTAGGAATTGACACTGAAAAAGGCTTAACTCAGATAGGTGGTGGCTTAGGTGCAAATCCCGATATGGGCATGAAAGAAGGAGAAATGCTTGCTCAAGGCGGTCTTGCTCACTTTGCCAAAGGTGGATCAAGCAAAGATTGCTGTACTGACTGTAAATGTTGGGTGAAGATATTGAACAAAGGTTTGAAATGTGCTGAACCTGATTTCAAGTGTTCTGCATGCACCATGCTGAGAAGCCAAACCAATCCAAATTTGGGCAATATTACTCTGCACTCTTTGAGACAGATGAAGTGTGGAATCACAGGTAGTGCTGACGGTGGATTGGCGCACGCCTATAAGGCGGCAACTCCTAAAGGGCACAATCCTGAGTTCATCACTGGCGTGACAGGCTACTACGCTTGTGGTGGCGGTACAGGCCAATCTGACGACATTCCTGCGATGCTTCATGACGGAGACTACGTTATGGATGCTGAGACCGTATCGGCTCTTGGAGACGGTTCTAGCAAGGCGGGCATGCATGTCTTGGAAGGCTTCCGTAAACAGCTACCACACAAAGAAACAGTTGGGTCTAATCCTGTTCCTGCAAAAATTGCAGACGGGGAGTATGTTTTCCCTTCGGCGTTTGTCACGGCGCTAGGAGGAGGGGATAATAAGAAAGGTTCAGAAATTCTTGATGGATTGCGAAAGAAATTACGAGATCACAAGCGTTCTGCACCTTTGGATTCAATCCCACCAAAGGCAAAGACCCCAATTGACTACATCAAAAAGGGAAAGAAATAAATGGCTAACTTACTCCAATCATCCCAAAATAAGTCAACGTGCGCACCATCGTACTACACAAACTATCTTCAACAGTTAGCAACGTGCGGTCAAGGGGCTGAGAAATGCGCTCAGTTTGTAGGGGCTCAACCTTTACAGCAACAAGCTTTTTGTACCATTGGTCAAACGGCGGGAGCACAACAACCCACGTTCCAAACTGGAATGGGCTACATTGGTTGCGCGGCTCAGTCAGGCAGTCAGATTGGAGCTAAAGTTAGCCCTTATTTGGGCGCGGCAACTAGTGCAAGCCCACTTTGCGCGGCTAAACCATTGATCAGTCAATCGCAAGGCATGAATTTGGGACAAGTGGCTCAGTGCTACATGAACCCATTCATTCAAAACCAAGTGCAGAATATGTCTGATATTGCTCAGAGAAATATTCAGCAGAACTTGTCTCCACAAGCCACAGCGGCGATTGTGGGTTCAGGTCAATTTGGTTCACAGCGTGGCGCTCAAGCTTTGGGTCAAGTTGCGGCGAATGCAGAGCAATGTCTTAGCGCAAACATTGGAAAGATGTTGACCTGTGGATATGGCCAAGCACTAAGTGCGGCAGGTCAAAAAGAGAGCGCATTGGGTCAATTGGCAGGAACTACAGAGCAAGCACAAGCGGCTCAGAATCAAGCTCAATTGCAAGCGGCACAAACTGCGGCATGCGCACAGTCAAGGCAAGCGGCGGCACAGCAAGCGGCAGGTCTTGGCATGGGTACGTTGGGTACTCAAGCGGCCGCTCAAAATTTAGCATGTATCAATGCTTTGGCCACGTTAGGCGCTCAGTGCCAACAGATCAAACAGAATGCTCAGTGCTACGACTTCACTAAACTGGCAAAAGAAGCTAGTTTGATGCAAGGACAAGCCATTCCAACATCGGTTAAGACAACCATGTGCATGTCGCCTTTATCTGCAATTGGCGCGGCGGGTGCGGCGGCCAAAGCATCTGGATTGACATGCTATCTCAGCAATAAACTAGGATGTGTTTTTAAAGGTACACCTTGCACAATATGCTGTGGAAGTGTAGTCTGTGGAAGTGTAGTCGATGTGTGTAATTACAGCATGGGATGCGGTTCTTTCTTAAACGGTTTGATTAAAACTGCTACAGGTGGAAGTGTTGGTTGTGCATCGACCCGTAATCTTGGCGCGTTGCCTGCAAGGAGAAAATAATGGCAAAAGATGATTTAAAAGATTACACATTTAGTGGTGGGTTGGCCAATGTCAATCCACAAGGTCTTTCTGAGCAAGATTTGCAAAAACTTAGAGATATCACTGATCAAAAAATTGAAGAGCTACAACATCGATATGATCAACCCAATTGGTGGAAGGTGGCCGCAGGGTTTTCAAAGCCCCAATTAGGTGGTTTCTTGGCTTCTGCAAGCAGTGCGGCAGAAGCTATGGGTGAAAACGTAGAAAAACAACGTGCTCAAATGGCTCCTATTGCTCAGATGCAAATCAATCGTGAGCAATCCAACATGTTGCTTAACCAAAGAATTAAACAAAACCAATTATTTAATGCTTGGAAAGCAAGTAAAAAGCCAATGGATGAAGATACTTATACAAGTATTGCCGCTCTTGGAAATGAAACAGAAGTGGCAAAATCAGCCAAACAATATTGGGATCAAGCCAAAGGTCGTGTTGGTACGATTGGTGATGCTGAAAAGCTTGCTTCACAATATCCACGACTTGATTCAGCATTTAAAGACTTTATTCAAGCGGGAGCAAATCCTAATGCCGACTCCAATGAAGTTAAGCAAAAGCAAACTCTTTATGAGCAAACGCTGAACGCGGCCAAGCCACCACAGACTGATGATGCAACATGGGCGGGATTAAGTCGTGAGCAAAAGCAAAAAGCAATTGACAAGTACGCTGAAGATCAACAAAAGATTGGTTTGACTGATGAACAACGAATGAAAGTTGATCATGATCAAGCCATACCTCGCATGACGATTATGCGCGACATTCGTGATTTGACTTTAGGTAAGGGTCTAAAAGACTCTACAGTCAAAGATGAAAATGGGAAAGAAGTTACTCTCACAGGACAACAACAAATGCAAAGGTTGTTGGGCATGTTTGGTGGAGACAATCCATTTGAAATTGTGGGTAGGGCCGCCGCAGACGGTAAATTTGGAGAGCTCTTTAAAGGTGCTGATGACTTGGTTCGTAGGGGCATGATGACGCCTGAAGCACGTCGTGAGTTTGAAACTTTAGCTAAGTTATTGGCTCAACAGCAAGTGGCTTTGCGTAGTGGTGCTGTTAATCCAACGGATGCGTTTACAGCGTTGCAACAGACGGCGACGCCTGGTGTCTATAACAGCCAACAAGCCTTGGTCACCATTCTTGACTTGATGGCCCACAACGAGCGCAACAACGTCGACAAGTACCAATACATCTTGACCAAAAAGCCTAATGCACGTCGCATTGGCGCTGATGAAAACTTCTACGAAATGCAACGCAAGTTTGCAAAAGAGCACAGTGGAATTGCATTGGGTAAACCAATGTATGACACGCCAGATTATTATAGTCCTTACACCACTAGACAATCAAAAGAAGAATCAGAAGGAAAATCCAAACCCAATCAAGGTTCTACCAGAAAATCTCGCATTGTTGGAATGAATGGTAATTGGTGGGAAAGGGATGAGAAAACTGGAAAATTTGTAGATACAGGGGAGAAACCTTAATGGACAATGAAGTACCTTTATCTTCGTATTACAACAACCCTGGCAATTTGAAGCCACCAAAAGGAGTGACCTATGAAGGTCAAGTTGGTGTTGATCCTGACACTGGATTTGCCATTTTTCAAGACCCTGAATATGGTCACAAAGCTCTTGTTGGCGACATTAGCGCCAAAATTAAACGCGGTTTAAATACGCCTGATAAGTTCATTGATGTTTACACTCCTAAAGATGACAATAATGAAGAATCTAGAGCAAATTACAAAACACACATTGCAAAAGCATTGGGATTAAAAAGTCCGAATGATCCTTTTCCAGAAAAATCTGCTGAACAAATTGCAAAAGCGATCAGTGAGTTTGAAAGTGGAAACTATACAAACAAGCCCACAGATATTAATCCTATGTCTGGCAAGTCTTATGAAGATACAGCCAAAGATACGGAAAAATCTGGCAAAGCATTTGATGGTAGCGAGCTCAACACAAACAAAGTCTCAGAAGCTGAAAAACTACATCCAAAAAAAGTGGTGGATGATAGTGATCCAAGAAGTTTACCTGGCGTCCAAAAAGCGGAAAAAAGCGTTTTAGGAACACTAGGAGCTGTTACTGGTGCTTCAACAGCCGCAGGTATTGAAACAGGCAGAAAGGTTCTTCCTTTGGTGCCTAATATTTACAGCCAAGTAATGGGATTGGATCAAAATATTAATCGCCCATCGACTCGAATGAGCATGCAAAGTTATTTGAACAGCCAAGTGCCTCACACATTGGATTTGCATTTGTCGGATCTTGAGAAGGAAGTGACAAATGCAAGACGTGCAGTGAACCCAGGCGTTGCGCCAGTGAAGCTCCGAACTATGTCCGAAGTACAAGACGCACTTAAGGAAATTAAGTTTAAGCCTGAAGAGGTAAAGACAAAGCCTCGTGTTGAAATGGTTGAAGGTAAGCCAGGCGTTTTCCGTCAAACTGGCGAGTTCACTACCTCTAGAACCCCTGCACAAGCAGGCATTGATTTAACCAAGTATGAACGCAACCCCAAAACACCAATCATGAATGAGATCAAGGGTAGCGCCAAAACTGCAGGCAACATTGCTAAAGGCGCTTTTCCATCTATCGGTCGAATTGGTCTAGGTGCCTTGGGTGGTCTTGGTGCATTGACCAGTGGCTATGATACTTTTGAGCATGCTCGTGAGCATGGTTGGAAAGACCCTAGAACATGGTCAAAAGCCGCCGCAACCCTTGGTGGCGGCTTGATGATGATCCCAACACCGATGACCGAAGTCATTGGCGGTGGGTTGTCTGCAATTGGGATGGCTCCTGACATTTATGATTATTTCCATGATCAAGAGCCAGAGCCATCATCTGCTAAGAAGCAATAGAAAATACTAATCCGATTAGTACGAAGAAGCAGAAGACGCCAATCACTTTTTGCTCCTTACTTCCATGATCTTGTCGGCCACCAAAGAGTTGTAAGCTCTGGCGACTTCGATGCATGCTTCGCGCTCCTTCATGATGATGTCAACTTTGGCTCTATCAATGAAGGCGTTGGCAAGCTTTACCAAATCATCCTCAAGAAAGTTATAGTTGTCCTCAAGTTGGACTTCGTGGAACACGCGGTTGATTTCTTCTTTACTTAACATTTCATACTCCAAAGTCATTTTTAAGTTTCCAAAAACGCAATAGGCACTGGAACATTTCCCAACCCTTGCGGAGATCGGCTTCTGGCCATTCAACAATGCGAATGAGACCAGGGTTTGTTACTGAAGCAAACACATTCGCACAGCGTGCATGCGGAAGCCCCAAACCGTTCCTATAGGCCGCCAATTGCATCAAGTGCTCCTCATAGGCCACCACATCATCATCGGGCCCAAATTCCTTCGTTTTGGCGTCAATGACGATGCCTACTGGCGCTGTCTCACTGGGGTCGCAGTGCAGGTCAACCTTACCGCCATATCCCAAGTTGGAGGCAAAGGATATCTCTGTTCTCCACTCTTGTAGTGGGTGGGTTCCAAAGTGATCAAAGACCTTTTCCTCAAAGGCTTTGGCGATGTCAACGTGGTCTACGTCTTTGCGTCCTGAGTACCACTTTTCAATGGACTCGTGAACGCGTGTACCGCGCTCTGCGGCCTGTTTTCCCGTCTCCTTAGAGTCAGCTACTATCCGAGCAATAAAATCCTTCTCAGACTCGTTTTGAGCCCTTGGAAGGGTAAGCGCGGCGAGGAGCATTTGCTCGTTCTTCCACACTTCGAGCCCAGGCTTCGCCACCACCTTCAACAACGTGCTGACTGAGGGCACCAAGTTAAACTTGCGCGCATCACGAAGGGTTGTGGGTCGATCTGAACCGTCTTTTGCTTTGACGGTGTACATGGGCCCACCGTCCTGCTTGTACCAATGAACGGACTCTGCCGATCTAGCAATGATTGTTGTCATTTATTGTTCCTTTAATTTTCGTTTAATGGATTTAGTCATTGGACTGTTTTCTCCTATGCGGGATTTACAGTATTTAATGAATTTAGGCATATTCATGTTTTCTTTTTGTGTTCCCCATCTTAGGTTTTCAGGTCTGTTATTGAGAGCGTTCTCATCAAGGTGCAAAACTACCGCACGTTCAAAAGGCGCAAAGCCGTGAAAGGCTTCACATACAAGTCGATGGATTTTCATGTTTCCAAATTTTCTATTTGCCAAGCCCATGTATTCGTGCCTAGCTGTTTTTGATGCTTTACTTTTGACTCCAAAAGTTGGCTTTGGTTGATATTTGCGAGTTCCGCCATTTGGTAGTGGTGCAACACTATCTGGCAGTTTTACTCGCCCCCATGAGCTAGCCATTAAGCCTGGCTTGCTCGGTACTGGCTTCCATTGTTCAGTCATTTAGACATGATAACATATCAATCCTAAAACGGAATATCTGAATCTTCATCTATATTGGCAGATGCGATTGCATCGCGTTGGTATTCATTGCTCTTTTGAATCTTTTGCCACTCAGGTGAAGCCATGATCTTTGTCTTCAGGTTGTCGCTGAATGTCTCAAACAAGGCCATGTCAGGCTCTTGAAGGTTGAACATTTCGTTCTTGTTGATTGCTTGGGGTAAACCGTTTTGTTTGATGATGGAGGGAACTGGGGTAACGCCATCCACATTGGAATAGGTTTGTCCGTTCTGCCCTGCACGTTCAATCACGTTGATCATGCACCAAGCGCCTAAGATGTTCTTGAGGTCAAACTTGCGCATCTCTTCTTGTGTGAAGGGCTTACCGCGCCATGATTGCAAATCCAAGCGAAGGTTTGCTTTCTCACTCCATGAGAGCGTGTAGTTCTTAAATATTGCAAATGGTCGGCCATCTTTCATCTTCAAAACTGTGCCATTGTCGTCAGTGCCGTGTATTTCCCAACCAAGCATAATTTTGTGTAAGAACTTAACTTGCCCTAAATATTCTGACTTTTGTGTTCCAACATCGACTATCCTATAGCACCTTGCTAGATGCATTCCAGAGGGAGTGCGCTCGAAATTACCACCTTTATCTTCAACGTAAAAACTCATGATTTCTCCTTGTAAACGGTCAATTCGACCAAACCCGATCAACGTGATCGTGTCAAGACTATAACATAAAATCTAATTCTGTGTTAGACTATCTTCAAGGAAGGAGAAAATATGAACCTAAAAAAATACTTTGAAGGAGAGCCTTATGGCGCGAAGAAAGAGATGGCTGAGTACTTAGGAATCACACCTACATGGTTGGGACTTCTATTGCGCAAAGCACGTCAACCCTCGCCCGAACTGGCCAAAAAGATTGAAAAAGCGACTCAAGGATTGGTAACTGCTAAAGAGTTACGTCCTGACCTTTTTGACTGAACACAATGTTGTGTATTTACTGGAGAAAAAATGAACCGCGTTCTTAAAAGTGTAAAGATTAACAGCGTCCGCATTGATGGAGACACGCAGTCACGCGTTGACATTGATGCCAATTGGGTGAGTGGCATTGTTGATGACCTCAAGAATGACATTGACTATGACCCGATTGAAGCGCGTTTTGATGGTGTCCATTACTGGCTGACAGATGGTTTCCACCGTTATCTGGCAAACAAGCAAATTGGGGCTAAAGAAATCAAGGTTGCGTACTTGCCAGGGACGCAATTCGACGCCCAAATCGACAGCTTCAGCGCCAACAGCAAGCACGGCAAACCCCGTACAAGGGCCGATAAACAAAAGGCTGTGGAAAGGGCTCTTGCTCACCCACAATTGCAAGGCAAAACCAACTATGAGATTGCCAAAATCTGTATGGTTTCTCAGTCTTTTGTGGCCGCTGTGCGTGATCCTGCCAAGAAACAAAAGCAAGCCGAAAACGTAGAAAAACACTTTAAAAACAAAGGTGAACCAAAAGAAAATACTAGTTTAACTAGTAGTTTTAATACAACACCTAGCGAAAACACCTACGAAGATTGTGGCCCTGACGAAGCCGAACTGAAGGCAAATGAACTGGCTCTACAAGCTGATCAAGACGCCATGTATCAGTTGTTGGAGTCGGACGATGCATTGGCTACGGCTTATGAGGAGATCAAGCGACTCAATCATTTGAATGGCCAATTGGAGGTTCGCATCAATGGGCTGATGAATGAAAAGAACGAAGCCATTAAGTTGGTTAAGAAACTGCAAAAAGAAAACGACAAACTGAAAGCAAAATAATGAACACAAACCTAGCGCCGAGTGAGCGTGATGATGGACAAGTAAAAAATGGATTCCCAGAACCACGACAATTTCAAATCGATGCTCATAACGCCTTGCGCCAAGGGTTCCGTGATGGTCACAAAAACCAGATCATCATGGCCCCCACAGGCGCGGGCAAAACCTACCTTGGACTACGAATCTGTAATGAAGCGATTCAAAAAGGTAAGCGAGCAGTATTTCTTTGCGACCGAACAACGCTGATCAATCAGACATCTGCGGTGGCCGACCGATACGGCATGAATCAGCATGGAGTGATCCAAGCCAATCATTGGAGACGTCGCCCAGATGAGTTGTTCCAGATTGCTTCAGTACAGACCATTGCCAAGCGTGAATTCTGGCCACAGATGGACGTTTTGGTGGTCGATGAAGCGCACACCACTTACAAGGCATGGACTGAATTTGCAAAGTCTACAAATGCCACTGTGATTGGTTTATCCGCCACGCCCTTTACTTCTGGGCTTGGAAAGATATTCACAAACATCGTAAACGCCACCACAATGCACGATCTCACGCAGAATGGTGTGTTGGTACCCATGCGCATCTTTTCGTGCTCTAAGCCCGATATGGAGGGCGCAGAGACCAGAGGCGGTGAATGGACTGACAAGGCGGCAGAAGAGCGCGAACTCAAGATTGTTGGGGACGTGGTGGCCGATTGGCACAGGTTTGGTCAAAGTAGGAAGACAATTGTCTTTGGCGCGACGATCAAGCACTGTGAGGAGCTATGCAGGCAGTTCATTGAATCTGGCGTCATGGCGGCTGTGTTTACAAGCGATACAACGGCTACAGAGCGCGAGTTAATCCTTAAAGAGTACCGCAAGCACAACAGCAATCTCAAGGTGCTGATATCCGTGGAAGCTTTGGCCAAGGGGTTTGACGTGCCTGATGTGGGTTGTATCTGCGATGCAAGGCCACTGCGTAAGTCTTTATCCACAGCCATTCAGATGTGGGGGCGTGGTCTGCGTTCTTCGCCTGAGACGGGTAAGAAGGACTGTCACCTTCTAGACTTCAGTGGCAACATTGTGCGGTTCTTCGAAGACTTTAACGACATCTATTTCAACGGACTTGAGAAATTGGATGATGGGGATAAGCTCGACAAGAAGGTGCGTACAAAGGAAGAGTTCGAGCCCAAGGGTTGCCCACGGTGTGGTTATATGCCGTTCCATAAACGCTGTATGGCGTGTGGGTTTGAGAAGATGAGTAAGATTTTGTCTGAAGCGTTACCAGGCCATATGCAAGAAATCTTCATCGGCACTGGCCCCAACAAGAAGAAGCTTGCCGACAACGCCGAGCACCTCTGGAACCAGATTTGCACTTATGCAAGGCACCACTCAGCGCCTGAAAAGCAGTCTGCTCGCGCATGGCATTTGTTTAGGGACATCACAGGTCAAGAGACCCGTTGGATGTTTAGCAAGGCGCCATCAGTTGAGATCACAAAGAACGTATTTAACAAGATTCAACAAATGAACATTGCCTTTAGGAAGGCTAGTAAAAAATGAGAAAGAGATCAAAGTATCGTCCCAAGCCAGTGATTTTGGACTGCATCACCTATGTGAAGACTGGCTTTACACCTATGGTAGACATGAAAAACGTATTGTTAAATTTGCAATTGAAGAACCATTCTGCCCTTGAATCTTTGAGGGTAGGAGATGCGACAAAAGAGGATATTGACACGATCATCAGCGCCTTGAACATTACTGAAGCTTTGTCCATGCAAGGCATAGGAGATGATTACAAGGAAGAGATCAAGGAAGCACAAGACGCGCTGTTTGAATGCGCTAAACGGGGCGCTGAGAACTACAAGTTCATTGTCAAAGGGTTGGAGCTAAAAGCAATCAATTACGCGATGGAGCTCCACGACGCCCAGTTGCATGCATCGACTGTGAGAGACATTGAGAAAGCCATTGATACGGTGAAAAACACCATCATTCAGAAAAAAGCTAGAGCCATTGTGGAGAAACAAATATGAGCTTTATTGACTTTGCTCGCGCCAACGGCGTGGATATTGATATTTCAAGGCTTTACCCTTCCGAGAACATCAAGCGCACAGGTACTGTAGAAAAACCTAAATCCACGAATGGTGCCTACTATTGGGATGGTCAGCGTGGATGGGTCTTTGATTGGTCAGGAGCGTCCACAGTGATCTGGTATGAGAATCCCAATGCGAAGCCTTGGACTGAGGAAGAAAAGCGCGCATGGATGGATAGAAGGCGTTCTCAGCAGTCCGATCAGCAAAAGAGATATGAAAAGGTCGGGTTACAAGCTGAAGCGATCTTGAAGTCAGCAAAACTCGATCACCACAACTACCTTGAATACAAGGGCTTCAAGGATGAAAAGGGTCTTGTATTGGGGGATAAGCTTTTGATCCCTATGCGCAATGTGGTAACCAACAAAGTAACTGGTTACCAATCGATTGTTTTTGACTACACCACGCACAAGTACGACAAGAAGATGCTATTGGGCATGAGGGCTAGAAACTCAGTGCTATTGATTGGAGACAGAAAAGGCGAGGAGTTCTGGTTGGTCGAAGGATATGCAACAGGATTGAGCTTGCATCAAGCTTTGAGGAGCTGTGGGCTCAAGGCGTCGGTTGTGGTTTGCTTTAGCGCGCATAATCTTGTGGCGGTCGCTGACCAAATCAAAGGCAAGCGGTTTATCTTTGCCGACAATGATGCCTCTGAGACGGGCCAGAAGGCCGCTGAGAGCACTGGATTGCCTTGGACTACGGCTGATGAGCAAGGATGGGATGCAAACGACCTGCACATTAAGAGCGGTCTCTTCAATGTTGTTGCAAAAATAATGGAATTAAAAAGAAAGGTGTTGACAAGTATTGATACCTGATTGGTATAATTTACAAAACTGAGCTTGGTAACCTCAGTATAAAGCTGTTAAGTCAGACTCCGACCCCGTATGGGGTAGTTATTCCTTAAAAGGATAAGTTACCACGGGGTCTGTCTTAACAGCTTTTTTTTTACCCGTACTCCGCACGATAGCAAGCACCCCAGTCGTGGTGGCGCGGAAGGAAAGCGTACACGGTATGCAACTGTGTGATTGATGATGGTGGATGCGTAGGCTGATACGCAACAATAGTCGTGAGTGCCAATGTCGAGCCGATATTTAAGGACGGTTGGCAAACTGGAGTTCAGTACCAGTCACCATCATCAATCACATGGGCTAGGGGGCAGTTCCCGAACAATCCGTGCGACTGGTCGAATCATCAAGTCGGGGGCATAACGTATCCAACCGTTAGCATGATGATCCACGCAAGTGGGGTGAAGCACCTTCTCCTTCCTTACCTCTTCAATGGGGTAGGGGGGTCTTTGGGTGAAGGATAATAAAGGTTGATAATAATCAATCAAAAGTGAAATTTTAATTTTTTGAAAAGCTAATTTTGTGTTAGACTTTTGAGAACTAACACAGGAGAGAACATGGATAAGCTTGAGGAATTTCACTACTTCACTACACCTGTCTACGCGGTGAAGAAACCTGATTTTTTACCTGCTGTACGGGCTGTGTCTACAAAGTACTTGGATAAATCCAGAGCCCAAAAGAAAACCAAAAGACCGATCACTGTGATGAGTGCGAACTACTCACATGAAAAGTCAATTGCTGAATTTGCGCAGTACGTTTCCCAGACTGCATGGAATATTTTGAATGCGCAAGGTTACAACGTGGATGCCAAGGTGACTTACTTCATGGAAATGTGGAGCCATGAGCACAACCACATGTCTCACATTGATCCACACATTCACCACAATGGATCTCAGATATCTGCGTTTTACTTTTTGGATGTACCGCAGAATGGTTGCAAGTTGGTGATCCATGATCCAAGGGAAGCCAAGCAAATTGTGAGCTTGCCTGAGAAGACACCTAAGATGGTGACACCTGCGGCCAATCAAGTGGTGTTTAACCCCGAAGCAGGTACGCTTATTTTGTTCAATGCATGGGTGAGACATTCATTAACGCGTAACCTCAACAAGACGGCACCATTACGTTTTGTTCATATGAACCTTTCTGTTGCGCCCACACCCTCTTCTACTTCTAAGAAAAACCAACCACCCAAACCAGTTGAACCCAAAGTGGAGATCATATGAAATTCAGGATTCGATTCAATAAGTCACGCGGTCAAGAAGGACGTGGAACTATGGATCACGTCTGGAGAGTGTTCGCTGATGATAAAGAATACCTAGTCAAACACGTTCAGTTGAACACCATCTGCAAAAGCGAGAAGCAAGAAGGCTCTGATGATTGGAACATTGTTTGCGAAGGCGAGATGACCATCGACAAAGAAACTTCAACAATAACTATTGATAACAATCTAATTTGATGTTAGACTTCCCTTGCCACGATATTGTGGTTAAGGGGAAGACAATGACGAATGAAGAATTAGATATTGCAATCAAAACACATGAAAAGCGGCGCGTAAGATTTATTAAAGAAGAACTGTCAGATGATGATGCACATGACTTGGCTGACAAACTTTTTGAGCGCGATAAAGAGGGCTTTGATGATAGGCGGCTTTGTTTTGAATGTAAGAGCTATGACGACAAGACTACGCATTGCACGGCTTACAAGGACGGATTAGGTAAGACGTATAGACCCCTTAGATTTATTCTTCAACGGTGCGATAAATTTGTTTTAAGGGGAAAGAAATGAAATTGATTGTGGGAATAGACCCTGGCGCCACAGGTGCCCTAGTTCTCATCGAGGACGACAAACCCATCGAGTGGACAATCATGCCCACTTACAAAGTTGGCTCTGCCACTCGCGTTCACGCATCTGAAATTGCACACTTTTTAGACTACGGCAAATACGTTGATCACGTCTACATCGAAAGTGTCCATGCTATGCCTAGCCAAGGTGTTACCTCCATGTTTAACTTTGGCCATTCAGTTGGCACAGTGATGGGCGTGGTCGGCGCTTTAGGATATCCACACACACTGGTTACACCTCAGAAGTGGAAGAAGGGCGCAGGGCTTGTAGGAACCGATAAGGACGCCGCAAGAGCTCGCGCAATACAGTTGTGGCCACAATGGAAAGAACTGTCTCAAAAGGGCAAAGGACAAGCTTATGCGGACGCGGCATTGATCGCGGTGTTTGGATCATGACTAAAGAAGAAATCATTAAGATGGTTAAACAAACTCAATTTTTTACTATGATCACAATTCAAGCAAATGGAGAAGCTATATACACTTTTGACATAGATGCTCTTCAATCTTTTGCTAATTTAGTAGCTCAAAAAGAACGAAGAGAAATCATTGAGTGGCTTTGCTATTACAAGGATTGAAAATGACTGACAAAGAAATCATAGAGTTGGCTAAACAGGCGGGTTGGGAGATGGATGACAGCCTTGTGCTTGAGCCTGAAATCGTTTGGTATATCAGCCAAGGACAACTTGAAACCTTTGCCAAACTAATAGCACAGCATAAGCGTGAGGAATGTGCAAAGATTGCTGACTCATACGCAGATGGGTTAGAGCGTAATTACTCTGAAATTATTGCGGACAAAATCCGAGCAAGGAAAAATAATGAATAAATTTGGAATGGCAGAAGTAAAAGGTGAGGGTGAGCCAGTCTTTGGGCATGACTTTGTACCTGATCCAAACGCAGTAGAAACAACATGGATTGAGTTCAGTTTACCTGTGGCGT